CTATAGAACAGTTCAATCGCAAGGTATTGGAATCCACAGATTATTACAACGGCCAGATCTCAGTCAGAGTTCATGGCTCACACATCATAAACAAAATTTAAGGCAACACAAACGACACTGTGCCGGATGTTTGATTCGGCTCCATTGAAGAACGGTGAGATACCCGGTCTGGACTTGGACGTCAAAGGCAATTGCTAACTTAAGGCAACAAATGGTCGGGGCTCTGTGAAACAGATACAACCCCTGCTTATAGGACTTGGATCTTGATCGGGTTACTAGGGTTCCGTTGATATGTGAAGCTTGAGTAGGGGGTACCGGTCAACCGCCTCCGTGTAGGAAACTACAATCTCATTATTGTTAGAATGGCTGCTGTCACTCAGATGATGCATTTAATTCACCGTGCATACGGTGAATTATGACCACAGTATCTAGATGATAGCTTAGATCGCTTCGCTTCAAAAACATTGACGAGCAAAGCGAGTCAATAGAACTTCGTAGAAGTTCTCTTATAACACTAATATATTTTAGCAACTGGATGTATATTTGATTCCAGTAACTCATGTAATTGATTGGTATTTGATGGAAATTTTTCTAACTGCCAAGTTTTAAGATTAAGGTTGTGCTGATAAATCAAGCAGTGCTGTATTACTACTTCCTGATCAAAAGTTAGATTTATAGGGTACGACCAACCGTTGACAACACAATCAACAATGTGCTGATAGTTGAATTGAAATTCTAGAGAAGATATCTGAATAGATTGCCATTGTTTGTATACTTCAGTCCATTGGTTAACCCTAGATTGATCTATATCTATATCAGCCCAGTTTAATATTTCTGTTATTTTTTTGTTGCCATTAAACCATAGGTCCCGACTGTCGATCCAAAAATGATTAAACGAAAGATTTAATAATTCGCTGGTGATATGAAAAGGTCTAGAATCTAACGCCAATCTTTCTCTAACATCCCAAAGATTAATAAGGCCTAGCCTACCCCATGTCGATACACTATCTTTAAAAAACACATGATCTTTACTGTCTCTTATTTCTTGTACGGATTCTGGAGTTTTTTCTACATGAAACAACAAATCATGTGATCGAATGTTAGCAGTAATATAAAGTGGTGATGTTTTATCTGTTGCTACTACTATAATTTTTGCCTTCTGATCATCTAGCCAGTGCAACATTTGGTTGTATTCAACATTGGTATAATCACTAATTTTTATCCAATCTTCTTGATCAATGTTAGATATGTTTTTTCCTAATTCAGTTGCTGCTTTGTTAGGAGACAACGGGATAGGATACATGGTTGCGAATTCTGAATGTTGTTGCAAAAAATTCACACAGTTAGTGGTTTGTTCAAGTCCACTAGGATGATTTTTTTTATGTCCGTGAGCATTTATTTTTTCTACTGGATTATCTACTAGATCTATCCAACCTAGGCGCTGATTTAAGATCTTATCTTGCCCACTGAGATAATTTATAGACCAATCAAGAAAAGTACATCCAACAGAATGCCAACTAGTACTACACACCAATTTGCTCATGAATAATCCTTGTGAATTTTTTCTTCTACAATGTGACTGTGTGTCGCTGAATTGATAGAGTATTTGATTTGAGCTCTGATATCGTTTTTGATATACACAGATCTGGCCAACTCCACAAACACACTGTCAAACACTTGACGTTTTTCGTGCTGTCTTTTGGCGTCTTCTATATCCCACAGTTCTTGATTGACTGCATACAACTGTGCAGTTTCCTTGGAGATATCCACGAGCAAATCCAGACGAATCAAGACCTGATTGAGTTCTGCTAGTTCTGTAGCAACGTGCTGTGCTTGTTCAGGAGTTCGAGCATGCGCCAACTTGATCTGCAAGATAGTGATCTTGTCCACTAATTCGCCCACACTGACCGGTGCGTACACAATCATAGATTCTGATCTGGCCAATCGCGGAACAAGGCATGCTGTATGTTGCCTGACACAAACTGATTGAAACTTTTGTGTTTAACTTCAAGTTCGCCTTCTAGTGGAGCAACTCGCTTGAACGCTGAATCCATTTGACCCATGTCCCGAAACTCCATGAGTATCATCCATTCAGGCATGTCTGCTATGCTACGGAATCCCATTTTGCAACGAGTGATGCGATAGCTCTCCATCTTGCCTTCTGTGATCAAATGATCAAAGAAACTTTTCATTCCTGTGACCCAGTCAAGGTCTGAAATGTCGCCTTCTTTGTCTGCCCAAATTGTGTATAAGTCTGCCATAGTTTACTCCAGTGGTCCCAATAATTCAAAGCCATCCATGCTTTGTTTGTACAGGTGTGCTTGCTCAAGGTACAGGTATTCAAACCCGCGAGCTTTGTAGATAGCACACTCTGTTTTTAGTGTTTCAATACCCAGTCGTAGCCGGGGATTTTTGTAGTTCCATGCGAATTGATCGCACAGGGCGTTTTTATCATTGTATCTTTTGATCAAGCTGAATGCTGCCAGCTCGTCTCCGTCGTAGTAGCCAATCACATCAGTCATGGGGTCAGTGTAGCGACTGTCAAATATGGGCATCACACTAGCAAAACGTTTGTGTCGGCAGTAGTCTCTGTAGATGCTGTTGAGTTGATCAATGTCTGGATACACCAATTTGGTCCATTTCACAGTAGGCTCATAGTTGGTTTTTGACAAATCAATACGTGCAAACTGATAGGTCATGTGCGTGGATCCCTACGGTGATGAAACAACTGTTTGAGGTAAGGTTCAGGCCATGTGTCATAAAAACCTTTGGCAGCCATGCCTGCTGCTCGTTGATTTAGATCTTCCAAGGGTTGTACCAGCGCCAAGGCATACTTGCCTTGATTCATCACAATGCCATTGACTATTTCAGGATCTGCAGGATGATCTTCAAGAGCAATAAGATCATTATGTCGCAAGAATTCTTGATTGGCCTGTTCAAGGCTGGCAGAAAACAATTCGTAGCTCCATTCAGCAGGATCGTAAGCATACACTATGACCTCGTACGAGCCCATGCCGCTGCGACTGCGATTTTTCAAATCATAATAAGGATCAGTTCCTACAAAGATGCCCACAGTGTTTTTGAGTCTTGCCGACCGTGCAAACGGACATGGTGGCCAGCCACCTAATGCAGGATGCGGTTTTTCTACAAAGTTTTCGCTCCATGACAAAATGTCTTGACGTAGTTGTTCTAGTTCCATTAGAAGAAAGGCAGTTTTGAAGTTTTAGTTGTTTCCAAGTTTTCCTTGATCAGTTCGCTGATCAAATTGCGTTCAGCATGGCTCATCTGCATGACATCGTCGTACGTGGCTCCACCCCGCATGTACCATGACATCTTCAACCCCTGTCGCCGCATTTCATTGGCCTCCCGGTCCATCTGATCGATTAGTGCTGAAATTTCTTCAGCAGACGCTGTCAGGAGGCGGCGTCGAAAAAACTTGCTTGATCCAGTGTAAGTGGCTGATCGTACTCGTGATTACAGTTGTTGCATTTTAAGTGCAATGGTTTGAGCTCACTGGCAGTACGCAGTTCAATCACATGATCACGAATTGTGTTGAACAATTTGCGATCGCAGTTGTTTAGAAACTCCTGGATAAATTCAGGTTCAACTACCACAGTATTGGGAGTTCTAACACCGGCAATACTGTGCTTGAGTGCTTGTACAGTGAGTTCGGTGATTTTTCTCAGAGCTTGATTTAGTTTGGCCAACTTTTCTTCATCGGGTAGGTCGCTGCCAGGAATCTGCTGAATAATACGCTGTTCTTCAAACTGTGTTTGATTGGTATCTGTTTGATTCTTGTAGGTAATGGGACGGAAAAAGATTTCCATGTCACCGTGCCGGATAGTTTTGCTGAAATCAGGACTGTCCAACTGTGCCAACACTGTGCGCAAGTCCAGCTGATATTCTTCTTCAGTTTGACAGGCAGGGCACTGTGTACCAAATCCCATTTCGTGACCATAGCTGGCAATGCGAATGGCTACCAATATGGCATTGATGTCCACAGCAGGCGCAGCCCAGGCATTCAGGATGCTAGGTATACAGCTTTGAATCACATTGATCACCGCTTGTCCGTTAAACAAGGCATCTGGGGTGCGATATGTAATTTCATCAATGGCTGTCATGGGCAGCACTGGTAGTTCTTTGTTTTCGGGAATGTTGATAGCATCAGGGTGCCAAAATTCTCCACGTGTGGGCAATGTCAAATAGATTGCTGGTTGTCTAAAGAATTGTCGTAGTGGGTTAGCAGATTGGGTCATGAATCACCTATAAATATACTTCTACTTATAGGCACTAGACCATGGCAGACATAAATCAGCAAACAGAAGAACTAGCTCGAATAATGGAGCAAGTCAACCGGGAAATGGCCATGTACGGCCAAATTACCAAAACAACTGCTGACCAAAAGCGCGATGCCGAGATTGAAGCATCAACTGGCTTAAAAAACTTTACCAAAGCATCTGGTACAGCCGCTGATGCAGTAGGTCACCTAGCTAATGCTGGCATGGCCGCCGGTAAAGCCATGTTGGACGGTAAAAAAGGTGCCGCAGTATTCAACGACAGCATTGACGGGATGGCCAAAGCAGCGACTGCTGCAGGTGTAGCATTAACACTGTTGATTCCAGGCGGAGCCCTCATCAAAGGTATTGTTGCTGGCTTCACAGCATTAACAGCAGCAACAGCTGGTATGGTCAAGGCATCCAATGAGATGGCTGACAAGCTGTACAAAGGATATTCAGGACTAGCCAAGTCAGGTGCAGCAGCGTCAGACGGCATGACTGGCGTGTATAAAGACGCCAAGAAGCTGGGTCTCAGCATGAACGACCTAGACAGTTTTGTGGGTCTAGTAGGCGAAAATGCCAAAGATCTTGCACTGTTTTCAGGATCTGTGTTTGAAGGACGCAAGCAGTTTGCTGATATTGGCCAGGCCATGGAGCCCTATCGCAAGAGTCTAATTGCTGCGGGCATGACTCAAGAGCAGATCAACGAAGGCACAATGCAGTACATTAGACTGCAAACTCGAGTGGGTCTAGCACAGAACAAAACTACCCAAGAGCTAGCAGATGGTGCTAAAAAGTATCTACAAGAACAAGATGCACTGACCAAGCTCACCGGACAATCACGACAAGAACAAGAAGCAGCATTAGAAGAAGCTAGAAGTCAAATGCGCTTTCGTGCCAAGCTTGACGAAATGCGTGCGTCAGGTGATGAGAAACAAATTGCTGCGGCAGCACAACTAGAAAAGACTTATGTACTGTTGAGAAGTCAGAGTAAAGAAGCAGCTCAAGGTTTCGGCGACATGACCACAGGCATGATTGGCACCGAAGCTTCGCAAAAATTGCTGATGAGTACCAACGGTGAAGCACTGCAAACTGCTAACCAAATGGTTGCTGGACAAAAAGACGCTATAGCCGGAACTCAAGCAATTGCAGCAGCAGCTGGACAGACCACCAAAGACATGAACATGCTGTACCAAACAGGTGCAGCAGAAGGATTCTTGCTCAGTATTGACGAAGGTGCTAAACTGGGCTTGTTGGCGCAAAAAGATCTAGCTGCACAGTACGACAAGATTAGAGAAGATCAGAAAAAGCAAGGTCAAGAAGGCGGCAAAGCAGCCGATAGTATGACAGAGCAATATTCCAAGAACATTGTGCAACAGCAAAAACTCAATGCAAAAATGGAAGATGTGGTGTTTAAAGGTATCGACAATGCTCTAGTAATTACTAACAAATTGGGCAATGCCACTGACACTTTGGCCACAGGATTTGAAGTGCTAGGAAAAGCAGTCAACAAGCTGTTGAACATTTTTGGACTTGGGGTTAAAGAACCTAAAGTTCCGGTAGCACCTACTAAAGAACAAGAAGCTGCTAGCACAGCAGTGACTAAAGCTAGATCAGAATCTGAAGCAGCTGACAAAAAGTTAGCTGATCAAATGGCTGCAACTGATGCCTTGAAGAAAAGCCTTGAAACTATTGCCAAGACCAACGACAAGTCTGCTGAAACCACTGCTAAAATTGCCGAACTCAAGAAACAGATTGCTGCGTCTGAACAGCAAGAACTCACGCTCAGCAAAGAAGCAAAAATTGCTTCTTCAAAGAAACTAGAAGCCGCAGCAGCACAAACCAATGCAAACCGTGCGGCTCGTGGCCAAGCATCAACTTCGACTGCCACACCTACAGCCGCACCTGCTGCTGGAGGCAAACAAGAACTGCCATCGGGTGTAGCACCTAGCACAGCAGGCGGCGGCCGTGGCCTAGCCAGACCACCAGCTGGTGGGCCTCCTGGGGGATCTGCTGAAGGCGAACAAAGAAAACCTACAACTGAAGAAAAAGCCCAGGGCAAGGGCGGCGGTTCCCTCAAGATAGGCCCAAATGCAGACATGTCTGGTGTTATACCAGAAATGGTCTCAAGGTTGGAAAAATTTGCAGAATCAACTGGCAAAACAGTAGATGTAAACAGTGCTTATAGATCTGATCAGAAACAGGCAGAACTATGGGTCAGAGGCAACATACTCAATGAACCGGGAATCTTTACGCCTGCTGCTCCTAAAGATGATCAAGAAATAACTTACAAAGGTAAAACTTATCAAGTCAAGGGCTCAGGTAAAGGCAGTTTACACGGTGTTGGCAATGCAGTGGACATTAGCGTACCAGGCATGCAAGCAAGCAAAGGACCTGTGGACGACTTGTTGGCTAGTGCTGGTCTATTCCGTCCTTTTATCGCTAAGGATGCGCCTCATGTGCAAATGATGGCCGAAGGCGGTATTGTGCAACCTACCACTGGCGGAACGCCAGCTATCATTGGCGAAGGCGGCAATGCCGAAGCAGTAATACCTTTAAAGAACGGTGCTGTACCGGTAAGACTGTTTGGAGATTCGTTTAAATCAGATTCGGAATCTGTACCACGTATGCCTGACCTAGGCCCATTGTTGAGTAACATGAGCAACACAATGTTTGCTGCTATTGAATCGCTCAAAGCTGACTCTATTGACAGCGGATTTGACCGAGACATGCGACAAGATGTAATGGAATCAGAAGAGACTGCGTCAGACACATTAACAGAAATGCCCACAGCTTTAGAAACAAAAGAGCCCACAGGCATAATGGATCTATTGAAAGAAACCAAAGAGCAGAACTTTGCGCTGTTGGCCATGGTGTCAGAACTGGTGCGTGAACAGCGCAATGCTAATGACATCAGCACCAGGATACTGCAAGTCACTAGCAATTAACGGTAAATAATAACATGGCAGAAAACAACAAATCCGGGTGGAAAAAGTACTTCAAGGTAGCTGACACGTCAGGTCAGCTGAGTCCCATCTCTGGTAGACACGCTGACGGTTATCCCAGTTACGGCAGAAATTCCGGCACAGAAACACAAACAGACATGGTTTTTAGAAACTATGCCAGCCGCCTGCCTGAAGTGTACTCAGGGCACCCCAACCGTATTGAACGCTATAATCAGTACGAAAACATGGACATGGATTCAGAAATCAATGCGTGTCTAGACATCATTGCTGAATTCAGCACACAGACCAACGAACAAAACGGCACGCCATTTGACGTCAAGTACAACGACAAACCCACTGATCATGAAATTGACATTGTGCGCAAGCAACTGCAACAGTGGGTCAAACTAAACAAATTGGATCAGCGCATATTTAAACTGTTCCGCAATACCATCAAGTATGGCGATCAGATCTTTGTGCGTGATCCCGAAACATTTGAAATGATGTGGGTGGACATGAGTAAAGTGGCTCGTGTGATTGTGAATGAATCTGAAGGCAAGCGTCCTGAGCAGTATGTGATTCGTGACATCAACCCTAACTTTCAGAACATGACGGTGGCAGCAAAGACAACCACAGACTACATGACCAATCCTACCACAGGTTCTGTGTCGGGCAACACCAACTACACCATGCCCAACGGCGGCACAGGTGGCGGTGTAGGCAACAGTCGTTTTATGCAGGCCATGAACGAAGTGTGCTTGGATTCCAAGCATGTGGTGCACATGAGTCTCAACGAAGGTTTAGATGTGTTTTGGCCATTTGGCAAAAGCATTCTAGAAAACATTTTCAAGGTGTTCAAGCAAAAAGAACTGCTAGAAGATGCTATCTTGATCTATCGTGTGCAACGTGCTCCAGAACGACGAATCTTCAAGATTGACGTAGGCAACATGCCTAGCCACTTGGCTATGGCGTTTGTAGAACGAGTCAAGAACGAAATGCATCAACGTCGAATTCCCACTACCAATGGTGGTGGCGGCAACATGATGGATGCCAGCTACAATCCTCTCAGTATCAACGAAGATTACTTTTTCCCACAAACAGCAGACGGCCGCGGTAGCAGTGTTGAAACATTGCCTGGCGGACAGAATCTAGGTGAAATTGATGACTTGAAGTATTTCAACAACAAGATGGCACGTGGTCTGCGTGTGCCTTCAAGCTACTTGCCCACAGGTCCTGATGACTCAGGCGCTACCATGAACGATGGTAAAGTGGGCACTGCACTGATTCAAGAGTACAGATTCAATCAATATTGTGAACGACTACAGCAACTGATTGCACAGAAACTAGACGACGAATTCAAAATGTTCCTGAAGTGGCGCGGATTCAACATTGATTCTGGTCTGTTCTCAATTGGATTCAACGCACCACAAAACTTTGCCAGCTATCGCCAGAGCGAACTGGACAACACTAGAATCCAAGCTTTCCAAGGACTAGAGCAGTTGCCTTACATGAGCAAGCGATTCCTACTGGAACGCTTCTTGGGCTTGACCGAAGAAGAAATCAAGAAGAACGAAGAAATGTGGCGTGAAGAACGTGACGAGCCTGATGCACAACCTACCACAGGACAAGATCTACGATCAGTGGGCATCACACCTGGCGGACTTGAAGGCGATGTAGCAGCTGGCGAAGAAATAGCCAGCATGGAACCTGCCGCAGCAGGCGGCCCAGCAGATGCAGGGGCAGCACCGGCAGGCCCTGGTGCAGCAGCACCTCCACCAGTATAAATACCAGTATGATTCTCAATGAATTTTTTAAAAAAGAGCCTGAAGCATATCAGGACCTGTCGCAAGACAACAGCCAACCTGAGCTGGGAGACTTGCGCAAAACTCGCTTGACGCTGCGACAAATCAACAAGCTTCGCAAAATGAACGATGTGCGAACATACGAGTACAAAGAAAAACTCAAGCTGGTTCGTCAACAATATGCCCCACCACCTGCACCAATTGCATAACTTTGGCAATTTAGCACAGTTTTTACCCCATAAACCACAGAGTTTTTACATGTTGTGTAAATAACAACATACTTTACCTAACAGGAGTTTACCATATGAACAAATTTGAACAATTGATCGAATACGTGATCAATGATGACACACAAAAAGCTCAAGAGCTATTTCACGAAATCGTTGTGGAAAAAAGCCGTCAAATCTACGAAGACATTATGTCTGAAGAAGAAATCGACGAAGCCGAAGAAGTTGATGAAGGCGAAGAACTTGAAGAAGGCGACATGGGCGGCGACGCTGCTGATGAGCTGATTGACAACGTCGAAGCTGAAGAACAAGACGACATGAACATGGAAGCTGCCGGCGATGACGAAGGCGACGATATGGGTGATGGCGATGCTGCTGACATGGGCGACGATGATTTTGGTGGTGATGACATGGGTGGCAGCGACGAAGCAGCTACTAAAGACGACATCATGAATTTAGAAGACAAGCTGGACCAGTTGATGGCTGAGTTTGAAGACCTCATGGGCGGCGGTGACGCTGACATGGGCGACGGCGACGGATTTGGTCCTGACGAAGGCGGCGATGCCATTGAAATGGACGACACAGAAGAAATGGAACCAGGCATGATGGAATCTTTGGATCTCAAAGCAGCCCCAAAGCCAGTGACTTCTGAAGAAGGCGGCGTTAACAAGAAGTCTACTGTAGCTGCAAACGCTGGCGCAAAAGGCCCAATCGGCAACAGCGTCAAGCCAGTGCACACAGGTGCTGACGGCGGTGGTCATCATGACGCCAGCCCATACAAGAACACTGTAAAAGAAATTGGCACACCTAGCACACAAGAAGCTGGCAAGAAAGCATTTAAAACTGCTGCTCCTAAACCAGTTACTAGTCAAGCCAGCGGCGTTAACAACCGCAGCATTACCCCAGGTGGACGTGGTTAATCAATGAAAACTCTCAGAGAACAACTTACCTTTAATCAAGCCAACATACAGGTTCTTGAAGAATCTGATGGCCATGGTAAGAATCTCTATCTCAAAGGCATTTGCATCGAAGGCAACAAGCGCAATGCCAATGAGAGAGTTTATCCTCTACACGAAATATCCAAGGCAGTTAACACAATCAATCAGCAGATTAGAGAAGGTAACTCAGTACTAGGTGAAGTAGACCATCCTGATGATTTGAAGATCAACCTGGATCGTGTTTGCCATAGCGTGGAAAACATGTGGATGGAAGGTGATGCTGGATGTGGCAAGTTAAAAATTTTACCAACCCCAATGGGCGAGTTGATAAAAACTTTGCTGACATCTGGTGTCAAACTTGGAGTTTCCAGTCGTGGCAGCGGTAACGTTGACGACAGAACAGGACATGTGAGTGACTTTGAAATAGTCACAATCGATGTGGTTGCCCAACCCAGTGCGCCTAATGCGTATCCCAAAGCAATTTATGAAAGCATGATGAACATGAACTATGGTCATAGACTGCTGGAGATTGCCAAAGAAGCTGGTCAAGACAACAAAGTGCAAAAGTATCTCAAGAGTGAAGTTGTAAAACTCATTCGAGAACTTAAAATCTAAGGAGAATCTACTAATGTTAGATGCAATCAAACCATTGCTAGATAGCAACTTGATCACCGAGGAAACTCGCCAGGAGATCAACGAAGCTTGGGAAGCCAAGCTAAGTGAAGCTCGTGAACAAGCTCGCACTGAACTTCGTGAAGAGTTCGCGCAACGCTATGAGCACGACAAGACAGTCATGGTAGAAGCCCTAGATAGAATGGTAACAGAAGGTCTCACATCAGAGATTCAACAAGTGGCTGCTGAAAAGCGTCAATTGGCAGAAGATCGTGTGCAGTTTCAACGCAAGATGGGCGAAAGCGCCACAAAGTTCAACAGCTTTATGGTAACAAAACTTGCAGAAGAAATTGGCGAATTGCGCAAAGACCGACAAATGCACAGCGAAGGACTCGAAAAGCTCGAGTCATTTATGGTGCATGCTCTAGCTCGTGAAATTCAAGAATTTGCTGCCGACAAGCGTGATGTAGTGGAAACAAAAGTCCGCTTGGTCCGTGAAGCTCGTAGCAAACTTGAAACTCTCAAGTCACGTTTCGTTCGCGAAAGTGCTGAGAAAATGAGCCGTGCTGTTAGCAGTCATCTAAAGGCTGAACTAAACCAATTACAAGAAGACATCAAGATTGCTCGTGAGAACAATTTTGGTCGTCGTATCTTTGAAGCGTATGCAAGCGAATTTGGTGCTACTCATCTCAATGAGAAAGCTGAAGTTCGTAACCTGCATGCATTGCTGACTCAAAAGGATCAGCAACTGGCGGAAGCCATCAAACTCACCGAGAAGGCTAAGGTCGTCGTTGAGTCCAAAGAACGCGAAATACGTATGATTCGTGAATCCAATGAGCGTCAAAGCACAATGGAAATGTTGCTGGCTCCTTTGAACAAGGAAAAATCAGACGTAATGCGTAATTTGCTCGAAAGTGTACAAACAGCTCGTCTGAAAAACGCATTCGAAAAGTATCTACCAGCAGTGTTGGAAGACCGCTCCGTGAAAGCTTCTAAAGTGATCACAGAATCGGTTACCGCAGTTACCGGTGATAAGACTGTTCCTAACCGTGATGTCGAACAGGAAGACCGCAGCAATGTGATCGACCTCAAGCGTTTGGCTGGACTGTAATTTAAACTATAGGAGACTTAAATGTCAGAACAACTATTAGAAAGCCGCTGGGGCGAGACCAAAGAAGCATTGCTTGAAGGTCTAAACGGTACCAAGCGCAATAGCATGGGTGTTATCCTCGAAAACACTCGCAAGTACTTGAAGGAAAACGCTTCCGCAGGTTCCACCGCTGCCGGTAACATTGCCACACTTAACCGTGTGATTCTGCCTGTTATCCGTCGTGTAATGCCAACAGTTATCGCTAACGAGTTGGTAGGCGTTCAGCCAATGACTGGTCCAGTTGGTCAGATCCACACTCTGCGTGTGCGTTATGCCCAAAGCTTGACTGACTCTTCTGCTGCTGCAACCAGCGTGACAGCTGGCCAGGAAGCACTGAGCCCATTCACAATCGCTACTGCATATTCTACTGTGCCAAAAGATACAAGTACTGCTACCAGCTATACCGGTAACAACACAGCGATCATGGAAGGCAACGGCGGTAAGCAAATTTCCGTGCAAATCTTGAAGCAGGCTGTTGAAGCCAAGACTCGCAAGTTGCAAGCACGTTGGACTTTTGAAAGTGCACAAGATGCACAAGCTATGCATGGTATCGACGTTGAAGCCGAAATCATGGCAGCTTTGGCACAAGAAATCACAGCTGAAATTGACCAAGAGATTCTCTTGAGTCTGCGCAGCTTGGCTTCTACTGAGTTCACATACAACCAAGCTACCGTTTCTGGTACTGCTACATTCGTTGGTGACGAACACGCTGCTTTGGCCGTGTTGATCAACCGTGTTGCTAACTTGATCGCTCAGCGTACACGTCGTGGCGCTGGTAACTACGCTGTTGTATCTAGTGCTGCATTGACAGTGTTGCAATCTGCAACTACATCTGCCTTTGCTCGTACTACAGAAGGTACATTCGAAGCTCCTACAAACACCAAGTTTGTTGGTACATTGAACGGCGCTATGCGTGTGTTCGTTGACTCTTATGCTAGCGACACAACTCCTGTGTTGGTTGGTTATAAGGGTTCTTCAGAAGCTGACGCTCCTGCATTCTACTGCCCATACA